GCATACAGATTATTCTTAAACACAGTTGTTTTACCATTTCAACAAAGCATATTAGCTACGTTTGAAGGTTTATTACAAGTAAATTATGGTGAAATAACATTAGGTGTAGTACAGAAAAATCCACTGTTCGAATACGATGAGGAGGAAGAAGCAGAAGTAGTAACTTCTCAAGAGGCAGATGTAGAAGATGAAGCAGTATTAGATGACCAAATTGAAGGTAGCTCACCATTAACAGCATAAAGATATGACAACAACATTATTAATAAGCGAAGCAAAAGTAAGAGCGTTTAGTGATTTAAATGAATCAGTAGATAATTCTTTAATCACAAACGGTATACGTGAAGCGCAGGACATAGTTATTCAACCAATCATTGGAACAAAACTATATAATACTTTAATTACTAAAATTGATAATAATTCAGTTAGTAGTTCATATGCTACATTAATAGATGATTATATACAACCAGCATTAGTTTATGCTTCAATTTATAACGCTACAGAAGCAGTATATGTTAGAACTAGAAATAATGGTTTATTAACACCTACAGGAGGAGAGAATAGCGTTAATGTTGATAAAACAATATATGATTCTAAACGTCAATCAATTTTTAATAAGCAACAATTTTATAGCGACCAACTATCAAGATATTTAAGTGAAAACTTTAATCAATTTCCAGAATTAGGACAAAATACATTATTGTATCAGTTTGTGCCTGACTATGGAAGTCAATATAGGTCACCAATTGTAATGCAACGTAACACAAGAGCAATTTATTTAAATTTAGCTAGACAGGCAGGCTTACCAATTGTTAATTCAGCATATCCATCATATCCACCTCCAGGACCAAATAAAATATAAAACATGGCACAAGACATTTCAGGATTATATATATCCCAATCATTCCAAAATTTAGTACAAAGGAGCGCTAGTGGTGCTTTTAATGTATTAGCAACAGCTACAGGTACGGAATTTATTCCTATATCATCATCATACGCAGTATCTTCTTCTTACGCAGTATCTGCTTCAAGAGCAGTATCAGCAAGTAGAGCAGATAGTGCTTTAAGTGCATCATATGCTTTAAGTTCGTCATATGCTGTAACAGCTTCATATGCAGAAAATGCTACAATTAATACCTTACAACAAGTCTTAACTGCAGGTAACACAGCCTCATTAGGGTTTGAAGTTACAGGTGATGCTAGAGTTAATGGAAAATTAATAGTTTCTGGTTCGTCTAATTCAGTATTTGATATTGATACATTTGATTTAGAAATTACAGGTGGTTTAGATGTATCAAGGGATGTAGCAGTTCGAGACGATTTAACTGTATATGACGATACTACTTTAAGAAAAGATACTAGTATAGGATATAGGGGTGATTCACCAGGTTTTGGGTATAGCTTAGCAGTAACTCAATCAATCAATAACTCAGGTTCGGCCAAGTTTATTGGAGATGTTCAAGTCACTGGAGATTTAAATGTAACGGGTTCAACTACAATTAGTGGATTAACTGATACAAAAGGAATATTTTGGAATTCAGGAAGTTATGCTTCTATTAATGGAGCATTATATGTAGGTGCTACCTCAGTAGGAAATTTTAAAACAATACAACTTGGGGCAAGCAACTTCCAAAAGAAATTTGGTCAAGTAATTATTAATGGTAATACCGATACTTATGTTGGTAATAACTATTCAGAATTTGTAGTTAAGGATTATGGTGCTTCAAATGATATGATATTTGGTATATCTGCACTTACTGGTGCGGGTAATAACATTCACGGAATTAAAATGGGAGCTGACCAAACACTTGATGCTTCATTAACCAATTTAAAAATATACTCTTCAGCTTCAAGCGCCGATTTAAATATAAATGCAGATAATACTATATTTAATAGTGGTGGAAACATAACATTATCAGGTTCAATAGATGCTTCAGGATTAGGTACAGGTTCATCAGGACAAGTATTAGGAGTTGATGCAGGAGGAAAAGTTAAGTGGCAAAATGATGCTACTGCAGCTTTCCCATATACAGGAAGTGCTCAAATATTAGGTTCATTAGCAGTAACAAAATCACTTGATGTAGTAAATTATCCAGGAGATACTGGTAACCCAACATTATTAATTCACGATAAACAACAATCATCATTTGGTGCTGGACCTACTTTAAGACTTAGTGGTTCATTAGCTTCATTTATTACAACTGATAAAAACCTTAATATTAATTCAGATGCTGATATGTATATTGCTCCTACACGTCAGTTTGGATTAACTAAAGGAGCAACAAGAACTATTGGAGGAGATTTTACTATATTTGATTTAAGCAGTAGAAGTGCTGTTTATAAACACGAAGACATAGGTGTTTCAGGTAGTATAAAATTTAGAAATAATGTATATAATATGGGTATTGGAATAACAGTAGACCCAGATGGTATGCAGTTAGAACATTATTCAGGTTCATCATATCTTCCTATTATTCAAAGAGTTAGTGCTTCTAGAGAAATTAACTTATATGATACAAACCAAAGCACTGGTTCATCAGCACAAGTATTAACATCTAATGCACAAGGTGGTATTGAATGGGCTGCTGCCGGAGGCGGTGGAGGAGGAGGAATTGTTTCTCAACAATTGCCAGGATTTAGTTATACTCAAGCTACAGCGCCAGGATGTGATTACGTATTTGCAACAGCATCAATTGCTGGAGGTACTTATGTAGCTGGAGATATTATTGAATTTAGATCTATGGATGAGAAAGCAGGTAGTACTGGAACAACTTATATAACAGTAGCTATTACAGCAGGTGCAGTTACACCAGGTACAGGTTATCCAGGAGCATATAATCAAATAGCAGGTGATCAAACCGGTGGAGATGGCAAAATTTATTACCAAAAGACACTATATATTCAATCTGCTACTTCAACCAGCGTTTGGGCTTCAGGTGATACTAATGAAACCGCTATTAATAGTGTTGCTGGAGGAAATCCAATAGACACATATAATATTGATTGGACAATAGACCAAACAATTTGGTATGGGGCTTGTATTGACAATGCTGGAACTACATTAACCAATTTTAGTGGGATATTAAGAAAACTTAATTAAAAATATTAGTGTAAATTAGCTGAGCTATGAATTCGGGCTAAGGGGGTATTTTCCACAGATGGTACCCCTACACTTATTTTCAAAATTGCTTGGATACCACAAAAATCCTTATTACCTTAACACCATATATGTTTAAAATATTTAATATAACATTTAAATAATTAAAATTGTTGCCTAAGTCTACTGAATGATATGATATACAAAGTCTACACAACACATTAAACATTACCCTATTCATAGCTATTTCACAACTCTTTTCGTGTTTCGAAAATAAACGTCATATTTATAACGGGGAAAAGAAAAGGCAACGAAACGAGTAGATAACGAACGCTAATAAACGCTACAACGTTACCATAAAAAGGGAACAATTATTTGGAGGCATTAGGGAGCCTTCGTATATTATCGATGAATGGACAAATCAAAGAATACTACTAAACAGATGAAGACTATTGTAGACGAGGCACTTACCTCTATCTACTCTCAGCTTTATGTAAACGCAGAAAAAATTTGTACCTACAATTTCAAAGTGTGGGGGGATGACCTTATTGCCTCTACAATTGAATACTTTCTAAAAATGCCAATTGAGAAACAATACAAAATTGTTACCTCAGCTTCTAAGAAAATACCGGCTTTAGAAAGATACTTAACTTCTGCAATGTCTTTACAAGTCCATTCTTCTACTTCTCCCTTTTATTCTAAGTATAGAAAGCCTATTGAAATGTCAAGAGAGCTTTTTCCAGACTATGACTACTCTCCCTATATCGGATCTGATACTGAACTCAGTGAAGGGAGAGATAGTTGGGAGTTAATGAAAGACCAAATACCTCAGTTAATAACTGAACTTGATTATTATAACAAGTATCTTATACAGAAACATTTTATTGAACAATTAACAATATCTGAAATTTCGGAATTGACTCATATAACAAATTACAGGCTATCTAAGGATATTAAGATAGCTTTATTACATTTAAAAAAACAATTAACAAAATAAAAATGGAAGAATTAATTTTAAGAAATTATTGGTTATTAACACTCAGCCTTATGTGTATAAGCATATTTATCACTATAGGCATAACCAAATACCATACGATTAAATCGTTTATTTTACATAGATTACGTTCAAATAAACGTGAAGACAGAATTCGCAGTGTAGTATATGAAGTATTAAAGGAATTAACAAACCACCACAAAAAATACGTTCGACAGCAAGTCAGGCAATATTTAAAAGAGTTACAAAATGACACAACTACTAAACAAAGACGGAACACCAAGAAAAAAGATATTTAGAATGGTCAGGTTAAACCCCAAAGAAGAGAAAAATAATAAAAATTATGTATTTGATACTTATTTAGATACAGTAAGAATTTATAACGATTTACCTATAACACACAAATTTAAAAGTTTTAAAAAGAATGGACATACTAAAAACAATGCAACACCAACCAATTAGTAATTGGGACATAGAGTCTTTACCTTATTTTATTAATGAAGATGAATGTAAAGAAATAATTAGATTAGGTCAACACGACTTAACGTTCTCTGAAGTTGGAACAGCGGGCAAAAGAGAAATAAACGACTTTAGAAAATCACAAACAGGAACTTTATGTGTATGTGATAAAGCTATTAGAAACCTTAGGGATAAGATTGCTGACAAATTAAACGTAAACATAGACCAAATAGAGGGTCTACAATACCAATTTTATACTAAAGGTGGTTATTTTAAAGAACACGCAGATTACTTTGATGCACACAACATGAAAAAATTTGGTTTAGCATCAGGTAATAGAATTAAAACCTTAATGATTTATCTAAATCAAGATATGGAAGGTGGAACTACAAACTTTAATGCCGTTGATAGAGCCTATATGCCCTTACAGGGATGGGGGTTAACTTGGGATAATCTTAATGATAAAGGTAAACCTCAAATAGGTAGTAAACATTCAGCTGAAAAAGTAGAATTTGGAGAAAAACACATAATGACTTGTTGGGTAAGGGAGAATAAATGGCAGCCTTTAGAAGACCAAAGATTATATGAAGAATGGAAAGCAACCCAAGATACATTACCTCCTTTATATGGTAATAAAGCATTTGATAAGATAAAGACACCTGAGGAAGTAACAAATATTGTTACAACTATAATGATGAAGGAAAAAGATAACGCTACTAAAGAAACAGGTATTACTCAAATCGAAGGCGATACTAATTTATTCAGTCTAGATAAATACCCAGAACAGAAAGCTAGAATACACGAAGTATTTAGACCCATAGCTGAAAAATTAGCTAATAAACGACTTGAACCTACCCATATATACGGGTTAAGAGAATATAAAAATGGTGCTAAATTAGCAATGCATAGGGACAGGTTAAGTAGTCATATTGTATCCCTTAGTGTTTGTTATTTTAAAGATAAAAACTGGCCTATTATAGTTGAAGGAAGAGACCACGATGAATATTCAGTTGAGTTAGAGCCAGGTGAAGCACTTTATTATCAAGGGGCTAAATACGAGCACGGACGCCCTACAGCATTTGAAGGTGAATCGTATATAAATTTTTACGTTCATTATAAATTAAAGGCTAAAAAGGAAAAGAAATCTAAACCAACAAGTCATATAAAAATGATTTAATGAATGAAAATGATTTAATAGAACAAAGAAAAAAATATGATAAAGCTTTTGAAAAATGGAATGAAGATATGCTAGAGTGGGAATATGATAAAAAAGAAAAAAGGAAGGCATATATTAAAAGCCAAAAGAAAGACCCTAATGCTACAAGAAACCCTAATAGAACAGACATTTACGATAAACTATGATTTTAAAGAAAAAAGTAACCCCTAAAGATATAAATTACATTGTAGCTTTTTATAATGGGGAAAGAAGACATTTTGAGGGTAGTAGATGGAAAATATTCATCAAAGCCCATATTAATTATTTAAAGAAACACCAACCCACTATAGGCCTTGTTAGTTTTGTTATAAATGAAAGTTTTACAAAGCATGATATAGAT